CAGCACCATTTTTAACTGCCGTAAACAACAAGTTTTGCATTCTAGCAAATTGACCACTCCAATCAGAGGCTGTAAACGATAGAGATTTTCCGTCAACCACGCCAATCAATCTACTGACTGCGGATGCATTTAGAACGACCAAACCCAAGTCTGGATACATCAATCCGATGGCTTCATAGTTTCCGGTACTTATAGAACCACCGGAAAGTGTTCCGCGAATTAAATTGTATCTGCGACCACCTGTTTGTGCGGTGATATCAAGATTGTCTTTGGAATCGTCGATGACAGTAATTCCAGATCCAACGTCACCTTTTAGTGTAATTTGGAATTGGCCAGGATCAAGACGATCTTTCATCTTTGATCCTCTAAATGATATTACATAAATTTCATCCGAATCTACGGTTGATACACTGGATGCGTTTGATGAAGTTGCAAATGTGAACTTGCTGTCGCCCGGAGTCAATAGCAAGTTTCTGTATTGATTATAGATTGCTTTTGTTGGATATAGCAAACTGCCTTGAGATGAACTTGTGTCGAACGTTGAAGAACCGGAACCGTTTACGTTTCCGTAAGCAACCGAGAAATAAATTTCAGAATCAACAGAACCAGTTGGCTTGTCATATACATTTGTGTAGTATAATCCGTTCAATGGTTCAAACTGAGAAGATGACGGAGTTGTTTGGCGACTACTTGTAAAGAATGCAGACCAACTTGAAGTACCGGCGCTCCACATACCAGTAGAAACTGGTTGTGTTCTTCCTGCCACGATGTCTGTTGTATCAAATTGTTTAAAAATCATGGTGATAAAATATTATGTTCAGTTAACATTAACAGTAACTGGAATTGTTGTAGATCCGCCACTTTCGTTACCAACAATTGTTAGCGTTGTTGTGGTTGTTTGAGTCAAAGAAGCATTTGGAACGAATCTGAATCTTAATCCGATAGAAACTTGAGCTGTTGTAGCAGATACATCCCCGATGAATGACGGAATTGTTGCACTTGCTACGCCTTGTAGTTGTTCGCCAATGATTGTACCAACAGACTTGTTGGACAAGATGGCTGTATATCCAAGAACAGTGTTGTATACTGGATTTGTTGCCGGAACAATAACGACTTCTCCCTTATAGTCTTTGTCAACGTTGATAGAACTTTGACCAAGAGAAATAACAGGGATGGAAGTAACACCGGCTGGTAGAGTAACGAGCTTATACTTCATCAATTGATTTTCATCCGTGAAGGCTTCAAATACCGGAGTATTGCGAATAGCCAAATCATAATAGGCAGAACCCTGTGGGTGATTTGGTTGATATAGACGATAATCAATTTCATCGTCGGCAAGTGCGTATGTTGAGATGTTCAAACCGCCGTTTGCGGCCAATAATTCGCGGCCTTTTTTTGTAAGAACTGCATCGACCGTGATTGTTTCGTTGTTGATATAAGCCATATAGTGTTACTTTCTAAATAAATATATATATGTTTTACTTTTATTCACATTTTATACCGTTTTTGTTTCAACAGGGTCGCTATTATCCAAAAGACCAGTTCTAGGGTCTATGGTAGTTTTTTTATTTTGACTACCCTTTTTCCAGTTAAATGTGGTATTTGATTGGTCGTATAAGTTTATGTCTTTTTGAGAGAATTGCTGCTTTGTGTATTTATAATGGGTATGATAATAACCATTTAGTATCTCGGCATTGTATGGATAGTTTTGAACAGATATGTTCTTTCTATAGTCAATTCCGTATCTAACTGGTCCAAAACCGGGTCCATATGTTTTATTTCTAAATTCATCAAATATAGAAAATTCTGGATCTTTTGACTTAAATACCGCATCATAATAGGAAGAATTTGGCCCTTCGATGGTTCCCTCAAACATTTGTATACTTCCACTAACGCTGAACTTACCAGCATATACCAAATTTTGTCCAGACGCATATGATGCCGTGATATAAATACCGGTGCCGATAATTGCGGTTTGTACGCCCGGTGCCGATAAAGATCCACTTACATTGATCTGTCCTTTTATCACACCGTCTATTGTATGCGATACACTAGAACTATATGCGGCAATACCATTAGAAAGTCCCAAATACAAACTCACACTTCCGCTAAAATATAAAGGAACTCCAGAACCGACTGGAGAAACTCTGAATGGGTACTCATATATCATCGGCAATCTTGCCAAATTTGTTTTGTAGTATGAACGGCTGATAGTATCTACCGTACCATCAAGGTTGACATTCTTTTCATAATCATCCAATGATGATTTTGGTAATGCGTATTGATTGTATGCTTGATATTGTTTCTCGTTTCTAACAACATCCGCACGATAATAGTCACCTTTATAATAAGTTACACCATTGTCGGAATATATTGAGAAACCAAATTCGTCGGCATCTGTTGGGTAGAATACGCTATTTACGTCGTTCTGTATCGTTCTGCCTGTATTGTTTATCGCAGTTGTTCCAACGTGAGCCAATAGATTGGTTGCGGCAATCTTTGTTTGCGCCGGTACATCTCCAACTTTTTGCTCTATTACTTCTTGCTTGAGCGGTTTTAGTTGTATTTTTGGTCTTTCTAAAATAGATGGTTCGATCAATATACCATCAACAAGTTTTGCTCTTGCTGGAATGATCGACTTGATATACTTGAACATTGCTTTGTCAAAATAAAATCTGACAACATTCATAAACAATTGATAATCTATAGCTCCAAAGCCTTGGTCATAAAATACTTGCTTAAACTTTTCAAACTTCTCGTATGAATTCTTGTATACGCACGCAGGATCGCCGATTAAGTCGCCCAATGGATATTCACCAAAGAACTTTATGATTTCGGTGTTTTGTATTTCGGCTGGAGAGAAAAAGATTCCAAGTTTGTTTGCGCCGACTGATAATAGCTCACTTGACTTTACAGAAGAACGCTCGGTTGCTGACAATGCAGAAACCAATTCTTGTTCAACATAGTTAATCTTGTTGCTTCTAAATTTGTTAGAACCATAATCAGGAAGTCTTACAGTTTGTCTTGTGTCTTTTCTTGTAAACTGCCAAGGAAATGCCGAGCCACTTACAGGATCGCAATCTGTCTTTTGCGGCAATGGTTGTATATCCAATGGAAAGTTGATTGCTTCAAATGTTGGAAAGTCTGTTCTAAATGCTAAATTGTTTAATACAACAGATGCGGTTTCGTTCAAATCCAATGGGCGCTCAAATGATACTCTGAATAGATTTTCAGAAATCATGGCATTTGGAGAAGTTAAATCGTATGCATTTTGATGAAGTGTGTGACTTTCAAATCTTGCGTCGGTCAGAGCACACTCCCAAATCTTTATTTCATCAACATTTCCATAGAAAGCTTCTGGATCTAGATTGAGTGATGCTGTGTTTTGATTATAGTTTCCGATATAAACATGTGAGCCTAGTCTAAAGTTCTCGTTATAACTTCCACTCATATATTGACTGCCCGTTGCTGTGAATGTTATTCTAGCATCGTCGGCACGTTGAACATATACATCATACTTGATTGGATATTGGTCCGCTTCTTCTAGAGTAAAACTATAAACACCAAATGCATCCACGGAGTTGTTTCTACGAACCATTGCATGATATGTGTTACCGTCGAATATAGGAGCCTTACCGGTCATTATTGTTTTGGCATTGCCAAGACCGTCATCTAAACTAAAGAACAATCTTCCCCACACTTCTCCTTTTTCTCTATAAGCACCAACTACCCACTTGTCTGAACAGTTTGCTAATCTAAACACTTTACCTTCTTCGCTTGTCTTGGTTGTATCAAAAGCAAAGTTGAATTCTAAAGATTGAGCACTACCCGTCCAGTTTAACTTGAAGTATTCTCCACTTCCACTAAAATATGGCTCATACTTTACTTCATCTATGATATACAATGACGTGTCTTGTAGGTTGTGAATTTTATGAATGCCGCCATATTCTTTAATCTTGATGATGTTCTTTGGAATACCAAAGCAAGAAAGTAATGCAGACAACGAAGCTTCTGTACCCTTGGTCTTATAGATATGCGGAAGACTGTTTAGTATTCTCTTCCATATAACTTGATTTCTTTGTTCTTCGGAAAGTTGGCGAGTTTTGTTATACATGTCGCTGCCAACATCAAAACTATTTTGAGAGAATGATGCTAATAGCAACGGCAAGTTTTCCTTGGATATTTCAGCATCCCATCCGAGTGAAGCAAGCATATCTTCAACGATGTCAACAGATATACCATAACTTGGACTATTTGAATAGTTATTTTTTTCTGTGATTTGCTTTATGAGCAAAGACATATTGTCGAAGAAATGACCAATCATTCCAACGAACACAATATAATCGCGATTGTATGTATAATCTTCTACAATAAACTGTGGAATATTATTGATAAGAGAGTTGCCGTTGTTTTTGTCATACATCGACGCTGACGCAGCATGTTCTGTATACCACGGCTCGTTGTTATACAAGAATTTTTCATATCCATCCATGGACGCTTCAAGTCTATCAATTTCTTCGTTAGCGTCGGACTTTTCTTTTATGTAAAATTGGTCATCCGGATTTTCGTTTAGCTTCGCGTTTAATTCGGCAATCAATGAATATTGTTCTGTTATTTGAGCCTTCTTTGAGTCAAACGCAGATATTCTTAAATCGGCAGAAGAGAAATTAACAAAGTTTTCAAACTTTCTGTAGTTTGTGTTGTCTATGATGCTGTTGGCAGGAACACTTAACTTGCTCAACATTTCATCATACGCACTTCCAGTTTGATTTATTAACTGGTCCATTGACACTGCTTCTGTAGAATTTCCTTGGCTTTCTATTTGTACCAAGAAGTTTGGACCTCTTAATGGAATGGTCTTGATATACGGCTTTGTGAAGTAGTATAAGTTTTGTACGATTGGCAAAAATCCAAAGTCGTTTGTAATCCATACATCATCACCGACGCTTACATTTAGTGGAAGCGGGGATTCTAGCTTTAGAGCAAGTTTGTTATAGTAGCTTGGGTCATTTGATGCTATAACTTTTTTGTTTAGCAACGAAACCGAAAGACCGGAGTTTAAATTGATATAGCTCTTGAAGTATCCGGACAAATCTACATTATATTTGATTTCTAGCAGATATATCTTTGGATAGAATATGATGTTGTAGTATATCTTTTGTAAGAATCCAACAACCAAATCATAATCATCTGGCTTCTTGTTTGTTATTCTGTTGAGTTCTTGATTTACAACATAATTGAATAGGCTGTAATAATAGTCACGAATATCTTGGAATGTGGCACCGGCTTCATAGTTTTGATACAACCAATTTTTGAATTGGTCATATATGCCAATAATATCATTTGATGCAATCTGTCCGTTGTTTCTTAAATTTCCTTTTTTAACTCCATAATAAAGATCGGTAACAAATGATATAACGTCTGTATCACTACTTGTATCTACACCTCTTTGACTAAAACCATAATTCTTTTTAAGAGCTTCTAGTCCAGCCAAATCTTCTTTCTTAGCAATATAATATGTTGTGTATATCTGCGGAGAAGACAGTGAGTCTATTATATCATCAACAACATTCTTTATTTGAAGTTGGTTGTTGGAGAAAATATCATACTCTGTGACTAGTTCTGATGTTGTGCCCTTGAGAGACTTTGGTATCAAATATATTTCGTCGCGATTGGTTGAAATAGTGTCGATGATTAGTTTATCGTCCGACGACATTTCAGAACCAACCGAGTTTCTTAATAGTTCTATTACAACTTTGTAATTTCCATCAAGGATACTCAACTTGTTAAGTTCTTTAGACAAGTCTAGGAACAATGAACTTGTTTCGCTTGTTAATATTGGCCAATCGCCGTTGAACTTTGTATATGAATATGAAACATATTTGTTGGTTACATCATAAAACGATTGTGTATGTGCTTTATATGTTCCACCGGCATATATCATTGATGATGTTACAATACTTTCATCAAAATTATATACAGTCAATTTTGCTACGTCTTTATCCGATTTACCAAACGGAAAGTTTACAGAAGTATTATCATCTGTAAAGAAGGTCAAATCATCTTTGGAAAGAAATGAACCTGCGCTCAAAGACGACGTTGAAATATTTCTGTATGTTATATCATTGAAATTCATAACTGATTAAATGTAACGTCGTATCTTGTTTGAACCTTGATTGGATTATATACCACGTTTTGTAAAGGTATAGTAATTGAGGATGAATACATTTCTCCTTGAACATTCTGGATAACCAAGTTTGCATACGAATCTATATTCGGGATTATTGATCCACTGATATATAGTTTTTCAACGTCTGCTTGTTTATACCCAGTCAAGTATGGATTTGCGTTCATCTAGAAATTTTGAATGCGGTTGGAATTGAATATGTCATTATAGAGCCACTTTGCTCTGAACGAATTTCTACCTTGTAATATCTTTCTTGAGGAAGACCTGTGGTATCCAACATAAAATAATTTCCATATGAATCAAAACTTAATCTGGTATATTCGTCGTATGGCAATACGGACTCTTCTGTTTCGGCATCTTTGATAGAATAGAAACTTGAACTTGGTAGATAATACGGAGTTAAATAGTCTGAAAGTTTGTTTGTAAATGTTTTTTGTGGATAACGCTTTCTTGAAGTTACATCCATTCTTAAAATAGAGCCGTGCTTATATTCTTTAGCAAGGTTCTTCATATTAACAACGGCATCTCTTAATTGAATTGGGTCGGCACTGCCGGTTTCAATAATTGCATCTGCCCACGAAACATCTAGGTATGGAGAATATATTGTATTGGTTTCTTTAGAGAAGAATCTTAATTTTCCATAATCAATAGAACTCGATTCATCGCTATGTAATACAATCAATCCGTTATTTTCAATTCCACTTGTTAGCCATGCTTCTACAATTGGAGTTACATCCATGCGAACATCGCTGGTTTGATAATCAAACGATTGAGTGCAAGCATATCCACCAGTAACTGGCGCTATATAAGATGAAGTTGCTGGCGGAACATAATGGTCGTCGCAATTTGGAAACGGGTTATATGGATTGTTGTATGGAGGTTGAGAATATCCAGAACCAGAACCTAGCAAGCTTGCAGAAACCCACCAAACGCCACCGCCGCTACAATCTGTCAAAGATCCACTCATCCATTTTTCAGAGAATCCATCGGCAAACTTCCAATTTGCTCCATCCGACGCAGCTTGACCGTCATACTTATATCCAGAACCCATTCCCCAAGATTGGGAAATTGGATATGCGGCAAGTGTATATTTTACAGGAACCTCTTTAGATTCACATGTTTTTAGAACAAGATAAAAGCGCGGATTTACTATCTTGTTGCAAGCTATAGAAGATGATATATCACTCAAATCAAATTGTAGCAATGCTCTAGACAACACGGCACCTTGAGTAACTTGACTGGTTTGGATATATGAACTTGATACAACTCTTGGGTCAGTTGAACCCGAATTAAAAGAAGCAGACATTGAACCGCTTAAAAGTTCAATACTTGAACTGGTGAAAGAAATTAATGTGGAATATGTACCTTCACTTGAGCAACTGCCATAAGATACCCGTTTTTCAACTTCAAGAATTTCGTCCAAGCCCATGTTTTTGAACATGAACGCTGGCTCATTGCTGATGGTAGTATCTTTGGTTGGATATAAAAAGTAATGCATGTGCTATATTCCTTACTTTATAAATATACACCCGACATATATTTGGGGCTATATTTATGCCACTCTGCCAATAATGTCTTTGGACGGAAAGCGAACTTCAAATACGGATGGGTCAACGGATGGATATACAACCTTGTCTTTGGTTGCTTTGAGTATGTCATATTCATACGGTGAATAGTCGCCGTCGCGGGTAGTCAAATTCTTTACTTTTAATGAAGAAACCGACTGTACGCCGTCTACTTTGGCTATTTCTAGCTCCAATCTGCTCAAGTTGATAGGTTGGCAGAATTGAATATTGTTTATATCAAAGAAATTTTGAACCAAAGTTAAGCAATTAGCCAAAACTTCACGTTTATTATAGTTTTTATAAGCAACAATAGTAAAATCCACGCCAATATTGATGATATATCCATCAATCAAATTGACGCTATCTGTCAACATTCTATATTGATTTAGATAGTTTGTTAAGTTTTGACGAATAGCCTCGTTGGTGTTAATCAAACGTTGGTTGGTGTCGTATCCTAGAATATACAAGTTTACAGCAAATGGGTTGTTTGGTGCTATATACTTTGTGTTTGTACTAGCCGGTGACAATGAACTCGTAACAGTGTCATTTGGTTGAGCCTGTATGTTTGCCGGATCTAATTGAGAGTCTGTTACAGCATATGCCTTAGCAATAGAACCAAACTTTGACGGCATTCCGTATGTTCTTACAACATAATCTTTTTGTGTAACTGCTCTGCCTTGAGATGCACAATTAGCAAGTGCATTGTTTCTTATTTCGTCGTCTGTTTCTGGACCACGACCACCAGAAGCTGGCACTGGGTTGTTTACTTTAATGGAACGTCTTACAAGGCTGGTCAAATTTTGTTCAAATACAGGCAACTCGGTAATATCACCAAAGAATTCTATGTTGGTTGTGTTCTTGATAGAGTTGGCATTTACGTTACTTTGCAATCCACCGCCGGTGATATATCTGATTGTTAATGTTGTATTGCTTGGTGCTTGTCCAAATGCTCTTGATGACAAGAAATTTGCTGGATCATACGAAACACTTTCGTTTCTAAATGTAGAAGGTTTTCCAACAGTATAAACATTCGGGATAATAATTTCGTCATCTGATATATTTGTACCAGAACCAAATTCCAAGAATGTTGTATTGTCCGCTTGAACCCCGGTGACAAATCTCTTTGAAGTTCTTAAATATTTTAGCAAGAATGGAACAGTGTCTCTGTATGCAGAAAGCGACATGTCGTTCTTGAATATGTTTTCAGACTCTATAGGAACCAAGTCTTGAGCAAGATAATCTGTTTCATACCATCTATTGCCGTCAGCGTCATATACATCAAATACTTCAATGATGTTTGTGTCAGACAAATATATCTTGTAAAATGGTGTAGCAGCCGAAACGGAAACATCTTTAGAAACGATTTGACCGGAGAACGCATCAACCGTTTTCTTTAATACATAAAATTCAGGTTGTCCCGCTGGATTTCTTTGATATACGGAAATTTCTAATGGGTCATTCTTGGTGTCAACCGTGAAGTCAACCGGTACGCTAGTTAAGAACGGAACTCCTGTATCACTTACAGTAGCCATACCAGGCTTTATTATTTGAGCATAGCTCATATCCGGAGATGGATTTCCATCACTGTCTAATTTTGCAGGTATCAATTGATACACATCTAATTTTGTTACACTTGGACCTGATGGTTTTGTTTTATAACTTAAAGAGCGTGCCGAATCAATAATGTTTTGGCGTTCTTCTGCATTTGCAAGCATAGACTCTTTAAATTGATAGTCTATATAGTATGACAACACGTCGCCAACATATGCCGCCATTTCAATAAACATCATACCCGTAGATGCTTCACTAAAGTCTTTATATGAGTTTGGGTAATATGTTTTAGCAAACTCCGTCAACGAAGATTTTAACTGTGAAAAATCCTTGTTGAGATATTTAATGTCTCGTTTGCCTGGTTGAAAAGATTTTGGTGTGTCTAAAATCATATGTTGTTGGTGGTCATTGCTACGTCTAAATTTTGAGTTTGGGTGATTCCAGCTGACGGAACCGTAAATGAAACAGAAACATTTAATCTGTTATAGTTGCCGTCTTGATTGTTTTCGACGTTTATAGATTGAACATTAACATAACCCATCCAACGAGCAATATCTTTTCTAATAGTGCTGTCGATGATTGGAGTCAAATCTTCTGTATTGTTCTCAAACAAAACAGACCATAGACCAGATCCAAATTCTGGACTCATACGACGCTCGCCTTTTTTTGTCTTTAACAACAAATTGAGGTTGGACTTTACTTGCTCAAGCACACTATAACTTTGGTTAAAATAACCTTGAGGCCCATGTGTTATGGGTAAAGTTATGCCGTATGGTTGTGTGCCGATTGCCATTTTATATACGTTTTGCTTTTGCCTTGGCGTCGATTGCCTTCATCATTTGAGAATAATCGCGGGTCAAAGCCGTTGCTACTGCCGCGACTTCTTTGTTTTCTGCCAATACTTGCTTTGGTAGATTTGCGATGGTATCCATTGCCGATGGTCCTGTGTCCGCTTCTAATGGCAAGCCACCGACGGTTTCATTCAACACAGCATTTAACGCTGGATTGGTGGAGAATATGCGAGGTGCTTGCACAGGTGCCTGTTTCAATGGAGCGTCCAGTGCAACACTTGGGCTTCTTCTAGGAGCAGCCACTGGTTGAACTGGTGCTGTGGCACCTTGTTCACTTAATACCGTTTGATTGGAAATTTTTTCTGCCAAAACTTCCATGAGAAATTGCGGGAGAGAATTATTAATTTCTTCCCGAACGACTGTTCTGATGATTTCTACTAGTTCTGTCTTTTTCATATATATGATTCCTTATATAAATATAACCTATTTTTGATAATTATCCTGTTGGTGGCGTGTTGAATGCGCTTATTTTGCTTCCAATCGCCGATGTTGCACCTGATACTGGGTTTGATATTGCTGACAAACTTAAATTTGATGTTCCTGCGGTCAAGTTTACGGTTGGTGTCATGTCCGATAATGACAGATTGCCGGTCAATCCTCCGGCGGATGTATTTATCGCATCCGTCACTCCGCCGGTTGCCCCCGAAATAGCATCCCCGACCGCGCCAGTTGCACCAGAAACAGAATCTTGTATTCCTTTGAGCTGGTCCTGCATACCGGACACGCCAGTTTGATCCAATGCACCTTTCACCGCGTCGCCCGCTTGATTTTTTAAATCTCCGATTGCCTCACTGACTAAATCTTCGGCCAGCGATTTTAATATCGCACTTGGATTACCCGAAGATAATGCTGAAATTATAGCTATTGCCCCGCCGACCATAGCCATATTTATTTTAAGACCGGGTGCAAACGGCGGAACTATGGTTGTATACTTTGTAATCTTGTCTGCTATAAATTTTGGTCCAGCACCAAGAAGAATGCCCGCTTTATCAAGTCCTGGAATTTTTGGCATCGCTGGCAAATTCAATTTTGGTAATACCGTGTTAAAACTTGGAAGACCGGCTGTTCCTAATGCACCGGTTAAAGATGAAGGTCCACCAAACGCGGCAGATATACCGCCGATTGAAGTCGGTGCCCCGAAAGCAGCGGCGGCACCCGCCAATGTTGTTGGAGCACCCACGGCTGCGGCAAGACCACCTATACTTGTTGGTACAGCTGCGGCAGAAATACTACCAAGTGATCGATTTGAAGTATTTGTAAAATTTACCGTCGGAGTTAATGAACCCAAAGATAATTTTGGCGAAGGAAGTGCCGGTACGGATGAAAAAGATGGTAAATTTGCACCAACTGACACTGTACTTGATACACTCGGCAAAGATATAGTGGGCGCGGTAAATTTAGGAATTGTTGCTTCTAATAGTGGCATATATTTTAATCATCTCCGCCAGCAACAAACACTCGTCCACTCATAAGCGAACTTAATTGTGAACGAAGTGCAAGCAAACTAATTTGTTGTGCTTTTAGTGAAAGTATTTGATCAGCCCACATAACAGACGCCGGTGGAAGTATAGGAAGCAACGTTGGGCCAGTCTTTGTTAAATGGGTGTGCAATTGTAAGGCGGCGAGCACCTCTAGTTGAGTATTGACGTTCAATAGCATCCAATCGCACATTGCATACATCCAAGCTACAGTGCTTCTTCCTAGCAATGCTGGTTCATATGTCTTACCGTGATCTCCCAAATATATTTTTGGAGAATTGATTGTCGTGGTCTTTAACGCCGTTAGTGTTATTCTGTCCTTGCAAGATATAGAAATTGAATCATCACTGGTCATTCCTATTTTCTTTTTTGAGAAGAAGAACATCTCATTGGCTTTTGACGAAAATACCAATCTGTCGCTGTTTATTACAATCTGGTCGCCATCTAGTTTTGGTAACTGTACTGGCGAAGTTCCGTATATTATCGGATGCGTCGTCGTTGGCTTAAATTTAGAAATTGTTTTACCGGAAGTAAAATGTATAGACGATCCATCGTTGTTTATATCTTCGGCTGTATAGCCTTTTGCTGTAAATCCTTGTGCATTTTTAACAGGTGCTTGGCGATTTCTAAATAAAATCATTGGATTTCCCGCACCATCTTTATATTCTCCACCAGCACCGGCATCGTTGGCTCTATTGTCATCATATGCTCCAAATCTTATACTCGATCCAAATCGAGATTCTAATATAGTATCTCCTTCATACCTTTTGAGTGCTCGGATATGATGGTTAAACTTGAAATAACTTCCAAGAACTCCTGTATAATTTTCTCCACCAGAAAAATTCATGGTAGACTTTGGACCAGTATATTCTTTACCGGTATATTCATTTGTATTCTGTTCTACAAATCCAGAAACTCTTTCAGTTATAAAACTAGCATTGCTGTTTACAACGGACTTGAAGTTTATTTTCTTTGTATAAAAATATTTGTTTAGATATTTGCCCACAATAACAACTTCATTCATCAATGGATATTCGGTTATCCCAGTATTTTCTATTGGAAATGCCCAAGCAAGTTGTTCTTTATCTTTGCCGCGCTCGCTGTTTAGAAATCTAAACTTTATTCTGCCAATCAAACTATAATCTTTATCACCGACGATTGGCTCACTTCCATCAATATTTGGGGGCCAATCTATTACATCAAGTTCTGTATTTGTGAATTCTGGGTGTGAGTCATCTAATATAACATCCAACACAACCGCTTCTTCCAATTCATAAAAATAAGAACTGTCTGGCTTGCGTTCAATAACAAATCTTTTAGATGCAAGCAAGTCGTCTTGCTTGATATTCAAATCACTGCGACGGTCTGTGTGGGTGTATGACATTTTATTTTGATTTATCTTTGGCGGATTCTTG